GGCCCTGAGATATTAGCATAGGCTATCTGAGTAGCAGTGTTAGAATTACTACTGTCAAAAACATAAGCTCGAACAATGGCACTTCCTCCTGTATTGGTAATTTGTATATTTTGAATGATCGCACGAGTTAAAGTATCCGTTGCATAGATAACTGTATTAGCAGTATCAGCAGGATTAAAGAATGCGTTTTTGTAAATATTTGCCATTATGTTAAATCAACCCATTTTAATGTACCACAGATGTCATCACCATTGGATCCACCTTTAGCACAAAGTGTTAATGTATCAGATGTTCCCCCAATTGTCTGTCCTAATTGATAATCAAAGTTAAAACCGTCTTGCTGAAACTGTAAGCTATTAGCACCTTTACCCGATAGATAGGCTTGTCCTACGACTGTACCTCCTGTGATTGTAGTCGTGCCTGTTAAATCATATTCTACGTTATCGGAATAACTTGTATAAGAGAATGCTGTCGAAGGAGTAGCGTTTAATCTTAGTTCTATTTGAAAGTCTGAATTAGAAATAGCGGAAGCAGCAATATCAATAGGAACAATTACTGCATAAGGTCGTGAGGATTTAATTCTTATTGTTGCTAAGTTATAGTAAGTTCCTGCTGTGGTGAGATTAACTCCGCCTAAACTAGCGGTGCCAATAGATTGTCTTATACCCCCTGGAGCATATCCACCTTCAATCATGGTTGTTGAACAAACTTGCTGTAAAGCAGCAGCTCCACCAATTGTTCCTGTTGTTTCTATTTCATATCGTATCGGTAAGTTAGCAGTTTGCATATAAACCGTGCTTAAATCATTAGCATTATAAAAACTATGGGCCGTGATGAATTTACCATCAACCACGAAACCACAACGCACCGCTCCCATTCCTAACCATTCAAAATCCATAAACATAATCGTAGCTTTATCAAAACTTAAATCATAACCACTCGCACCCGTGCCATCTAAATTGTCCCCGTTCCATGAGCCTTGGTTAGCGTACGTATCAACAGCCGATCCTGTTACATAAGTGCGTCTAACAAATCGATAACCTGTTCCTGTATCTTCAAAAAAAATACCGTTGTTGGCATCAAACATACCTACTTTTTGTACTAAATTTTCTTCTTGGGTATTCATCACAAAAGTATTGAGGTTTAATAATGATTTACCAGGCTGATAGGTCATCACTCTTTTTGATTGTCGAATAACTTTATCACCACTCGCAGTCGTTGTATTTAAACTGACCGTTGAGTTATTCGATTCATAAGAAACTGTCCCTGAACCTGTAAGGTCTTCATCAAAGAGATCATTCTTTGACATGATATTTGTGGAGTCAAAGATTGTTAAAGGATTAGATACTCGAAGCCTGCCAAAGGCATCATAAGCAGTAGATCCATCTCCACCACCAATAATGATTGGCTCAACATTAACATTATTACAACTCATCGACTAAAGTACCATGCCTCTGCTTCGGATTTGTTTTCGGAGTCCACTGTATAAGTCGTATTTAATTGTTGAATCAGCGCCTCTAAAACACGAATTAATTCATTAAAGTTCTGAGCTTGATACTCAGGGGTGGGATCAGGGAATCTTTGTAGGGTTAATTTGGCCATTTATTAAATATATAGGTTTTGTATGTCATTGGAATACCAAATTGCTAAAATACGCCTTTTATTGTTTTTTATAATATTAACTCCATGAGGGTATTTAATTCCGTCAAAAAAAACTGTTTTACCTTTTTTAGGACTTATTGTTATTCCATTTTCAAAATAAGTTTCTCCTCCTTCATAGTCATCATTCAAATAAGTTATGGAGGTTAAAACAGTGCTTTCTCGTGCAAAATCAACATGTGTTTTTTGTTTTGATCCTGTTGGCCAAACAGTAATCTGTATTAATTCAGGGTAAATTTGTAGTCCTCTAAATGAAAGATAAGTAGAATAAAACATGCCAATTTGAGAAGATGCTTTTGGATTTATATTAAAAATTTCTTGAACATAAATGTCTCTAAAAGGTCTAAATTTATTAGCTTTTAAATCATCGCTAAATTTTACAATTTCATCACAAGTTTTATTATTTAAGAAATTTTCTTCTATTAAAATCAAATCTTATCTTCTACCATCGGGTTGGATATCAAAACGCATTGTGCCTAATCTCCAAGCAGTGCCTGTTGTGTTGGATACAATATTCGCTGTGAACTGTCTACCTCTTCCTCGTAAGTCTACTTTTTCTGTTCCCGATGTAAAGCTTGTGGATTTGGTTACTGCATTCGCATCATTGGGATATCGTAAAAATTCAAAGTTTAAATTGAGTGTACCACTTTGATTTTGTATATCGGGTATTAATTTAGAGACAAAAGAAAAATCATCTCCTTGTCCTATTTGAACAGCACCTGATTTTAAGTAAGCATTGATTGGTTGTCCGTCTGCATCATTTCCTTGTTCGTGTAAATAGATTTGTGTTGCACCCGAAGTTAGTCCTAGAATTGTTTCATTGTTAGCAGTTGTATTAGCTAGGTATTGTGTAGCTATTGGGTTATCATACGTTTCCCTGTCAATCCAAGATGTACGAGTCAAGGTTCCTGTCCACCAAGTCCCTTCGACATAATTATAAGCAACAATTGCATTGATTTGATCGGAACCTGTTCTAGCGTAAAACCAAAGAATTTCATTAAACTCACCGTTGTGTCCTGCAAAAGCATTCTCCGAAGCGGTTTGATTCAAATTGTTAAAAACAAATTGTTCCACGGTACAGGGTAGTTTTTTCACCGAACCATCAAACAAATAGAAAGAATCTTGTGACATCCAAAAGCTATTACCATTTAAATCAATGCCTGCATGCTGACCAATAATTCCACAATTCTGACCGAGTTGTCGTAGACCAAAAGTAAAAGGTGGGCCAATAAACTGTAAAGAGTGAAGAGAAGTATCTGTCCATACTAATGTTTGACCTCTCGAGCGTTCAGCAGCCAAGATCCGTGATCCGTCGGCAATCCTTAGTGAACCTGCGGTATTTTCTGCAGTAGGAGTATAGTTGTTAATATCTTCTTGATCGGAGAATCGAAGCAATAAATCATCTTGGGTGGCAGGATTACCAATTGTAGTTTCTGTTCCAAATAAAATTAAATGTCTGTCAGGAGAGGAAACTAAACTAAGTCGTGAAGTTGTTGGAGCATTCGCTACAATCGCAGCTCTTGTTGACGTTCCTACTGAAGTATCCCAACGATAAGTACCACCATTTAGTTGTGTTGCAATTAAATCTTCACCGAAGTTATCGAGTGACCATTGTCTTGCCTCTAAGGTTACATTCGAAACGGTGGAAGGTTCCCCCCAACCCCCTAAACTATAACCATCGGTTCCCCAACCATAAGCGGAAGTCGAGAAGCTAGGGCCAGGATTAATTTGATATTCTGCGTTACCTGAACCACCTCCCCCTGCTGTAGAACCACTAGCAGTCGATGTGTGAGTCACCGTATAAGCTGAAGTATTAACAACAGTCGTCACTTCAAACTCTTGATTCATATCAAGTCCGTCAATCGTGGAGAAAGAATCAAAGGTCACAAAGCTACCTACCTCACATCCATGTCCTGCATCAGTGACTAAAACAGTGGCTGTACCATTCGTGGTAAAAGGATCGGTTAAAGCTTCCGTATCTCGAATCGGAGTAATGTCAAAAACAACTCCCTCTTCATAGACATATAATTTTCGATCAGTGCCAAAAGCATCATACCTCGTGCCATCTAAAGAAATCCAAGCATGTTGATCTCGTGCCACACCCACAATGGTGGTATCAACAAACTTATCCCAACCTTTGATTTTTTGAGGAAGGCCATTAAAAAAGCGTACATTATCGGAGTCAACCCATTGTCCTTGACCCGTGTAATCTGTGACTTCTTTATTAATGCCTGGTTTTATTGTAAAATTAGTCAGTGGCATGACGCCTACTTTACATCATCTTTTTTAGCAAATAAAGAGCCAACATGACCTTTAAAGGCTCTATTTCCAAAGTGTGTTAAAGGCATAGCTATATCAGCCCATATATCTCCACCACATTCTAACCATAATCTGGAAAAGTAATAGTCTTCCGATAAGTATCTTTTCTTTCCTGGACTTGTTTCATAGATACCAGCACAAAATAAATCATAGCAATTATCAGAACTAAAGTGTTTGCCATTAATAATTTGATCGGATTGATATTTACGTTCTGGAAACTTTTTCATCATGGTGCGAAAGACTTCTCTTTTGACGAGCATCATCCCTGTTGCTGCTTCTTGTACTTTACAAAAACCATTTTCCATTTGCACGTTTTGAGGATCATCAAAATTAAGATTATATCCTAGTGTCTTTACTTCTAATTCATCAGCAGTGATATTTGGATTTGCTTTCACTAATTCAGGTATCTTTTCAAAGTGAATATGTTTTCTTGGATAAATACCACAGACTACATCCTTATCAAAACAAAGCATGCGTTCTATGTTTTGAGCTTGAAAGCCTATGTCCGAATCAATAAATAGTAAGTGAGTGGCTACATAATCGGTAGCATCCATCATCATCGAAACAATCGTATTCCTTGCTCGGGTAATGAGACTTTCATTACCCATGGACTGCATCCGTAATCCTACACCACGGGCCATGGACCATTGTTGTAATTGTAATAAGCCATGCATGGTGTTCTCAGTTAACATCCCACCATACATAGGCATTCCTAAAAATATCTTATAATTCTTATCTTTTAGTTCTTCTGGTTTAATCATTATTTCTCCTTATTTTATAAAACTATACCACCCTGTGATGATATATTTTTCTTTTGTACTACTTACTATACCTCTATGAGAGTGAGTCCATGTAGAGGGCCAAATAAGTGTTAATCCTTTTTTAGCTTCTGTTTTAATACCTTGATAATAAAATTCAGTTCCACCGTCAGGTACATCGTTTAAGTAGGTCATAAAAACCAAATGTCTAGCCATTACTTCTAGATTTTTCCCATCATTTTCGCAATGCCATTGTTTAAAACCGCCTCCTATTGGATAATATTGAATATTATAATATGTTCTTATATTAAAAGACTCTACTTTGTCAGCATGTTCAAACTTTTTTAAATATTTCTTTAAAACTTTATCATTATGATATCGGTACTCTCCTATAACTGTATCAAAATTTCCTGGACTAATATTTAAGTCTAAACTTTGTTTTACGCTCTCATCTACTATCCATTTTTTATTTTCTTCAGGAGTTCCTACAACTCCTGGTTTTACATATTTTTTACTATAGTTAAAAAAATCTATTAGTTCATCACATAACTCTTTAGGTATATATTCACCTATGATAAAACTACTATCTGAAAACTCTATCTCTGACATTATTTAAAGTATGGTCCTACCATCCAAGTAACTATTGTTTTTCTTATACCGCTTGTCACTGGCTCTACACCATGCATTAAAAAAGAAGGAAAAACAATTACATCGCCAGGATTTTGTCTAGGGTAAACTTTATTTTCACCATTCATTAAATAAAATTTTCCTCCCTCAAAGTTATCATTTAAAAAAAGCAGTACAGTTAACTTCCTGCAATCAATTAGCTCTTTAAAATTTTCTACAAAAGTATCTATATGAGTAGAGAAGTGTCCACTTTTATCATAACTTAAATACTCTGATTGATTACTATGAGTTATGTTAAATCTCCAATTTTTGTAATTTTCTTGCAAACCAATTCCTGTTAAAGTAGCCCCTACTCCTTGACTATTATCTAAAATAATTTTTTTAGCATCTCTTATCTCTTTGTTAATTTCTCCATAACCAATAGTAGCCGTATGCTCTAAGTCTTTTCTTTCTTCAAAATTTTGAATCATTTTTTCACAAGCTTCAAAAGAAAAAGCATTTTTAACTTGTACATACTTTTCATTTTTAAACTCTTCATCAATTCCATGATGAGCTAGTTTATCTCTTTTATCATACTTGTATTCAGTGTAAGGTCCTCCTTGATCTACGTAATGTATAAAAACTTGAACTTGCCAATTTCCTTCAGTGTATTTTTCTCTCCAATGATATAGTTCACACCCTTTATAGATAACTGCATCACTAACATTCATATTGATCTGGCGACAGTCTTTTTTATCTTTATTGTATCCCATGAAAATAGGCCAAGGATTTCCTTCAAAACCTAAATTTATAGTTGCACTAATTTCACAAGAAGGTCTATCACGGTGAACTTTTAATTCATCACCTGGTGCGTACCAACGAGCATACGCATAGGTAGGAAAAAGTTTTTTTCCTGTTGCAGCTTCCATATTAGGAGTTAGTTGTTCTAATAAAGAATCAAATAAAGGACTATGTCCAATCGACCAAGAAAGAGGACATTGAGGATCTTTCGTGCAAAGACCCTGATCTATTAATTTTTTAAATTCTAATACGTATTGATTGCAATTTTCTTTATCTAGAAAATTTGAAAGATATATGTATTTATTCTGTTCGAATTCTAATTCTTTGGAAATCATTTATATTCCTTTCTTATTAGAAATAATAATATATCAAAATAAAAGGATATTCAATAATAAATTAGGATGGTTGTGCAACGTTTAAAGGAGCTATTGGTTTAACAGTACTGTCGGAAGTATCATAATACCACTCATCTGCAATCGCAGAATCATCACAATCTACCCAAAAAAGAGGAGAAGCAACTTCAAAAGTAGCATCTTCTACTTGAGCGACTCTTTGTGCGTTCGGTATATCGGAATAAGTAGGCACATAAAATGTGTTTCCGTCATCATCTGTTTCACTTGTCCAAGCAGAAATATATTTAACTGACGTATTGTTCGGATCGATTAATGCTTTTTTAACCATTAGTAATATTCCTCAATTATAACTAATCCTGGAGCACCGCTTCCACCACTACCAGCATTTCCACCACCTCCGCCGCCACCTTGTTGGTGTCCTTGAGCAGGGCTACCTGGAGCTGCGGGACCAGGAGCACTAGGGCCTGGACTTCCTCCAGCACCAAATCCGTAAGTTCCTGTTGCGTTATCTCTAAACCGATAATATGAACCAGGGAAATTTAGATTTCCACCACTACCACTTCCATCAGATCCTGAAGTTCCAGGAGTTCCTGGATTAGCGTTTCCACCGTTTCCACCTCCCGTAGCAGATAAGAAACCACCAAAACTATTTGTTCCTGGGCCAGCAGTCACTGATACAGGACCTGGAATACTAGCTTCTGAAACATACTCTGAAGACCATCCTCCTGAACCACCATGACCTCCTACACGAGAACCATTAGGGTATAATGCACCAGTACCACCAGCGCCACCGCCTCCCCAAACTTCAACTTTAACAGCTTGAATACCAGTTGGTTTTGTCCATGTAGCTGGGCTTGTGTAAACTCTTCTTATATAGTTTCCACCGCCACCTGCATCTCCAAATTCTAGTGCAGTTCCGCCAGAATTTACTTTTAAAACTTGATCAGCAGATCCAATAGAAGTTAATCCTGTACCCCCTTTAGTTGTGGGTACAGTGGGTAATCTATCAGAAGCGAGTGTTCCAGATGACACATTAGAAGCGTTTAGAGCAGAGGCTCCTGACGCAGGGCCAGTGATTGTACTGGTTGTGTTGAGTGTTCCTGTAATTGTGGTCGATGTTAAATTTGCCATGTGTTTTACCTACCTCTTTTTTAACATATCTAAGTCTTTTTTCAAATCCTTAATAGCGTGTAAAAGATATACTGCTAATTTAGTATATTTAATACCTTCAGGATTTCCATCTTTTAGATGCACCAATTCAGGTGCGATTTTGTAGACTTCCTCAGCTATTAAGCCTACTTCGTTTTTTTGACTACCATCTTTCCTGTCATAAATAACAGGATCCATGGATAGAATAGCGTCTGTTGTAGCATCAAGGCTACGAATATTTTCTTTATAGGCAATACTTGAGGTTTCCACCACAGTGCCTGCGGTCATAGTTCCTGTGACTGTGACATTGGTAGAAACATTAACGTTTCCAGAAGCTGTGACATCCCCTGTTAAAGTTGATGTTCCTGTAACCGTTAAGTTGCCTGATAGGGTAACATCCTCTAATGCTAAATCCGAGAAAATGTTTTTGACATTATAATTAGAAGCACCATCACAGTATAAATAAGAATAAGAACCTTGAGTAACTGCTACACCATTGGCATCGTGTCCTGTCGCTGCAACCGTAACGGAAAAAGATCCTGAGGTATTGTTATAAATAACATAATTGTTTTCTACGGCAGGAATAAAAACATAAATATTTCCTGTGAGTGTTCCATTTAAATCGATTACTTTATTAGAAGCTTCAGCAGTGGGATCGGCATTGTTGGTTGTTAAAGTAACATTAGAAGATCCTGCAACAGACTTTGATAAAAATCCTGCACTGAAAGCATCAACTGTTTGTAAATTGGTATTAGTGTTATTTCCCCAGGTATTGGCATTTGCCCCTGTCTCCATTAACTCTAATTTTAAACTACTTGAATAAGTGCTAGCCATTTAATTTTTCCTTTAATAATTGTATTTCTTGATTTTGTTTTTTCAAGGCTTCTAAGAGATACATCGTCATCTTTGTATATTTCACAGCTTCAGGTTTACCGTCTTTTGTTGTGACCAAATCTGGTAATACTTTGTATAATTCTTCAGCAATCACACCAACTTCATCTTTTTGTGAGCCATCTTTAAAATCATATCTCACTGCGTTTACATTATAGATCGCATCATTAAACTCTAAGGGTTTAACATTTTCTTTATAAGCAATACTTGATGTT